TGTTCGCTCTGGTGGTAACGTCAATGTTGGCTGTAGTAGAGCCGCCGTAAGTTACTTTGACGTTACCACCAGAGCGAACAGCGATAAGCGTGTCGCCCCCTTGTATTACGCCGCCATCTGATAATTCGCTGATTTTTGACATCTCAATAACCTTTTAAATAGTTGGGTTAATTTTACACTATGACGATCAATCTGGCTTGTTAGGCCATACTACTTCTGACTCGTCCGCCACATCTGAATTGCTTGCAGGCATATCTCGTAACGCTTGCCTGTACGTTGCCCACTCCGCTTTCTTTGCCGTACTTAACGGGCTGTCGGACATCTGCGTCCAATCGCTCGATGTAAGATAAAAGTCTCGCAAATTGCGAACCTCTCGTAAAACGTCGGCAGTCTTTTCTGCGTCACTGCCATCAACTAGCCCGTCATCGTATGTGTGCCATTTGCTTGGTCTGGCAGTAAGAACGCCGTCAATCACCATAACATTGTCAGCTATGCCCAGATCGGCCCCTAAATGGCTCTGTAGGCTTTCTAACTCTTGATCGCTTACCTCTACATAGCTTTCGTTATCGTCCAGCACATCGCCAATACGAGCCTCGTCAGCCGTCAATAAACTCTGTGACCATACAGAGCTATCGTTAAAAATGAAGTAGTGCTTCTGCGCCATGCTTACCTCTTCAACACGTTGAATTCTACGTCGCCCGAGAAAAGCGCCGTTGTGTCTGACGTGCCGCCTGCTTTGTTAAATTGCATTCTTGCCTTCACTTTGACGACAGATGAGTTCGTGATTGTAAATCTGTCCAAGAACGTAAGGCCGTTGGTCGTTGCCGCGCCGCTGTAAATATTTAAGGTCGTGATTGTCAGTGTCTGTACTAACGTGTTTGACGAGTTATAGCAGAGGAGCTGTGTCCTAATATTTGCTCGCGCATAGGCGCTAACCATTAAACCGCCGCCACTTGCACGAGGATACAAAAAGCTCGTAAACCTTACGAAAACAGGATCAGTGTAATCATCAATATTGAAATAAGAGCTAGTAAAGTGCGTGACATAAGCCGACGAGCTTGCCGACGTTGTATTTGTAAACCGCTGATTCTGAGATAGGGTGATCGCGTTGCTTGCAACCGTAACCGTATCGACTTGCCCATTGCCAATGGCTCCGCCGCTTATTGAGCCTGTAGCTATTAAGTCACCATCGACTTCGACATTAGCGTTAAAGCTGACCGTCCCTGTAGTCGTATCGACCGCGAAGGGTGTTGTCGTCTGTGACTCATCCGTAGACACCAGCGCAAATTGATCAGCCTGTATTGTGAAGCTAGAGCCACTGGCATCTGCTGTAGCCTTAAAGCCAGAAACGTTGCCACCAGCACTGACGGTCAAATACGCTTCCGCTTCTAGGTCGGTTATTGAGGTGCTGTTAGCCGCCGCTGTGGTCGATGCGCCAGAAGCAACTGCCGCAGTAGCCGCAAGTCCCGTTGTAGGATCGTTTACAGTAGATGTCAGCGCAGTGATGCTTGACGCGTTTGAGGTTATATTACCTTCTGCCGTGGTGACTCGCGTTGTGAGGCTGGACACTGCTGTAGCATTGCTTGATATGTTGCCCTCTGCGGTCGTCAAATCAGACTGTAGCGTTGTGATATCGCTTGCCTGACTTGTTATCGTGCCTTCTGCACTTGTCAGCCTTACGTCGATTCCAGAAATAGCCGTCGAATTTCCTGAGATATCTAACTCAGCATCTGACAGGTCTACTTGCAATGAAGCTATAGATGTAGCCTGTGAGCTGATAGACCCTTCGTTATTTGTGACCCGTGTGTTTAATCCTGATATTGCTGTCGCATTTGCTGACGCATCATTTTCAACATCTGACAGACTGGATTGCAAAGAACTGATGTCCGATGCCTGCGAAGTGATAGACCCCTCTGCACTTGTAACTCGTGTATCGATTCCGCTAATAGCTGTCGCGTTGGCGCTGACATTGCTATTCGTCGTCAAAAGGCTTGATTGTAGTGAGCTAATATCCGATGCTTGAGAAGTGATCGACCCCTCGGCTGAACTGACCCTCGTAGTTAAATTCGACAGCGCTGTTGAGGTAGCGCTTATGTCATTTTCAGCATCTGACAAATCTGATTGTAGCGTTATTACCGAACTGCTTAGTGTTGATATTTCGCCCTCTGCCGCAGTAGTGCGTGTCGTCAATCCGCTGATAGCGCTAGAGTTGCTAGAGATGTCGCCTTGTGCCGTTAAAAGCCCTGATTGTAGTGAGGTTATATCTGACGACTGAGCGACGATAGATGATTCGGTAGCAGTGACTCGGGTTGTTAAGCTGTCAATCGCGGTGGCGTTGGCTGATGATTCGCCATTTAAGGTCGTGAGGTCCGACTTGAGTTCTGTTATGTCTGTTGACTGCGTCGTTATTGTGTCTTCTGCCGACGTAATTCGCGAATCGAGCGTGTTCGTTGCGGCACTTGTCGCACTAGCCACATCGGTTGGCAAATTTAGTAGCAGGTCGTTACCTGCCTCGGTGGTAATGACATCATCTGTCTCGCCTTGAATCTTGGTTAAGTCCTCAACAGCAACCTCTAGGGCGGTTATGTTGCTTGCGCTTAGGCTCGTGATATCGTTTTCGGCGCTCGTGATTCTGGTATCAAGCGTCGATATAGCGCTTGCGTTAGCGGAAACACCCGTCGTCCCATCGTTGACAGTGGATTCGAGTGCCGTGATAGATGACGACTGCGAAGTGATAGACCCCTCAGCCGTCGTAAGCCGCGTATCAATTCCAGAAATGGCCGTTGCGTTGGCGGCAACACCAGTCGAGCCATCGTTTACCGTTACCTCTAGCGCTGTGATATCCGACGAATTAGTCGATATAGACCCCTCAGCCGATGTAACCCTTGTCGTCAGCGAAGTCAAAGCCGACGCGTTGCTGACAATATCTACCTCAGCTAAATTTAATTCTGATTGTAGCGTTGTGATATCGCTTGCTTGGCTTGTGATAGACCCTTCAGCAGAAGTAAGCCGCGTATCGATTGAGCTGACCGCGTTTGCGTTCGCTAAAACTCCTGACGTTGCATCGTTGACTGTCACCTCTAGCGACGTAATATCTGTTGCGTTCGTTACGATGCTATTTTCTGCGGTTGTAACCCGCGTCGTTAGTGCGCCAAGTGCGTTGGATGTGGCTACGACTCCCGTCGATACATCGTTGACAGTGCTTTCTAGCGCGGTGATGTCTGTTGTGTTGCTGGATATAGTGCCTTCGGCGGTCGTAACTCGTGTGGTCAACCCGCTCAAAGCGGTTGAGTTCGTGGATATGTCGCCCTCTGCCGAAGTCAGATCCGATTGCAGTTGGGTAATATCCGACGTGATCGAAGTGATAGACCCCTCAGCTGAACTGACCCGCGTATCGAGTCCTGATATAGCCGTTGCGTTCGTCGTGATATCCGTCTGCGCTGTCGATAGACCCGACTGTGTGGTCGTCAAGGATGACTGCAACGTCGTGACATCGCTCGATAGCGTGGTGATCGAGTTGCCCTGACTGACCGTGGTTGTGTCGAGCGCGGTGATGGCGCTTGAGTTCGCGGATATGTTCGAGTTTGCTGTGTTTAGCCCTGACTGTAGCGTCGTGATCGCCGACGCGTTGCTTGCAATACGCGGGTCAGCTAGTGACTGCCATGCAGAGCCATCCCAGTAATATGGCTCATTGCTATCATCTGAGTCATACCATCGAGAGAAAGTCGGTATCGGATCAGGCACACCGCCAACGCCTGCGACTGGCGCTGAAGGCTGTACAAAGATATCGCTTGTTCCACTAGTCAAATCGACTACGGTTGCTTCGAGATTTGCCAGCGTCGTGTTAGTGGTGTTAATGCTGTTGTTAATTGTCTGATTGCTTTCATTGACGAAGATCGCCACATCGCCAAGATTCTGAATTAGTACGTCCTGACCTGTCTCAAGGTCTAAAACATCACCCGACTCTACTTGCACATTCAAAACATCAACAGCTTGAGCCGCACCGTTAATCAGATCGGCGACGGATGTTTCAATCTCTGTGATGGTTACTGCGCCGCTCGCTATCTGAGCAGTCGTTACTGCGTCATCTGCAATCTGGTCAGTTGTAATTGCGTCGTCTGCTACGTCAGCAGTGTCAACGAGCAACGCCTGTGCGCTTACTACAGTCGTATAGCCTGACTTGTTGCCTGAGAAGTCAACCGCTCGCAGATAAAAGAATCGGGTGTGCTGGCTTAGTCCTGTAAGTATGTATTCCTCGCCACCAATCTTTGCGGTAGGCGTCGCACTGACTGAAGGGGTGCCGCTTGTCGTCGTTACGTGTACCTCAGTAAACGCGTAGTCAATGTCTGTCGGATTAGTCCACTCACAAGTTATTTGGTTAATGCCCGCAGTCAGCGTGACCGATGTTGGTGCGCTCGGTGCAGTCGTGTCCCCATTTAGTGCAAGGTTAGTAATGCTTGTGCCAGTGCTTTGTACGCCTATGAGGTTTTGCGCTTGCACCAAAAAGTCGTAGTTACTAGCTAGGTCTAAGCCCTCGATTAAGGCTCGTGTCTGCCGCGTCTGAACTTCAAGGTAGTCAGTCGTACCGTTCTTGTTAAATCGGACCGTGTAGAATTCAATGAACGCATCATCGGGCGCAGTCCATGTAAGCTCAACAGCAGACTTGAGGCGACCATCTGGGCCGCGCAATCCTATCTCTGAGCTTGTCAGACTTGTCACATTGTCTACTGTGCGACCGTCATACAGGTCTAGCTCACCGCCTGCTAAAAAGTCCTCTTCGTCGCTAGTTGTCCAGTCGTAGACAGCCGATGCTGTTTCAATGCACGTCAGATTGACGGCAAGCGATCCGCCGTCCGCAATCGCAAGCGAGTAGTCGATGACCTCAAACACTTTAGAGCTATAACCGAGCCGCTCGTTAGTGACGTTAATTGTGTCACCGACCTTAACCTGCAAGCCCTTTAGGTTTACCCCCATCGTTATAACGACTTGCTGGCGTGACTTGAGCAGTGCAATTTTAGCTAGTCGCTGTGCCTGCGTGTTATTAGTCACAAAGGGTAGAGGCATATCAAGGAATATAGGGTCGCCGTCCTCTGTGGCGAACGTAGAGCTTATTTGAGGCGGGTAATCGAGTACCTTGTAGTTCTTCTCCTCTGAGACAAATATGCCCTTAACCCCGTTGTAAGAGGTTCTGCGAGACTGTTTGGTCTGCGTTTGCACATCTGCTATGCAGTCTGCCTCGTCAAAGGTGACTGTTGGTGCCTGATACTCTGCACCATGAATAAAATATTCGCCGCCCGAGTAAGTCAGTCTGCCGCCCATAGCAGACAGTAACTGCTCAATGTTGTCCTTAATCTGGTTGTTTGTGTCGATTACGCCGTTACAGGTATAGCGATCTTGAGTGCCTCCACCGTCTAAGGATACCTGCTCCTCACAAAGGTTTGCGGCATCAATTACCGATTGCGTATTAATGCTTAAAGCGGTTTCACCAAGTCCGTAGTCTTGGTCGATCATGTAGTCACGTAAGCATAGAGCGGGGTTGTCGCTGTACGCGAATACCTGCGTGCGTGGATCGTAGACACGCTTGCCCTTGATGACAGCAGTTATGTTTGGAACGCCCTGCGGGAATTGGTCAGTATCCCACTCTAGTCTGAAATGCGCGTATGCGATGCCCGATAGCTTGTGATCATTCGTCCACTTACTGGACGCGCTGACAAGCGAGCTAACAGCATCCTGCGTATCTGTGCCGAGCTTAGTATTTAGCTGAACATACGTCCCCCAGTTGCCTTGGAAGCCGCCGCTTAAAGTCCATATTTTCTTGTCGTTAAAATAGAACTCTTCAAACGAGTTAATATGATGCGTTGCAAATACAACGACCAGATGCAGGTATTTGTTATCGCTTCCAGAATGCTCAATGAAAACAACATTACCGCCGACGCGCATCTGTCCATAGATTAGCTTACGTGTGCCTGCTGGTTCGCGTGTAGTCTGTGTAATGCCGCGAAGCTGTGCGCCCAGACTAGGCTTAGGCGCTAAAGCCCTAGAAACGACTGACATTCCCGCCGCCACAAGCGCGTAAGCGAACATGGCCTGTACGGAAAAAGTTATAGCCGTAGTTAGTGCCGCGGCCGCCGCGTATCCAAGACCAGAAACAAGGGCCGCGCCCGCCGCAATAGCCATATTTTTATCCTAGAACTTTGCTAAATACCGTCTCTATCTCTTCAAAGCCGAGCCGCTCCATGATTGGGTCGAATGGCTGATGCGTCTTGGTGTTGATGTGTAGCTTGGTAACACCCTCGGCCTTGAGAGACTCCATAGCGAATTTTACCAGCTTCAAGCCTGTCAGTCCCTTGCGGGCTGGCTTAGTTAGGAAAACGATATCGTTGTTAGCAAATAGGTGGTCTTTGTAGTGCAGTGATCGGCTGACCATAATGACAAAGTAGCCCATAAGCTCGCCGTCTTTTCGGGCAGTGTAAATACGCAAGGCATTTAGCTCGTCAAGTCTCGCATACTCTCGCCAGTCAGGGTTGAGCTTTATGATATCTTTGTTAAGTGCAATCTCGTTCCAATGCTCCATCAGCAATGGCTCAATCTCACGTCTCACCTTAGCTAAGTTTTCAATTGCAAAGTCCATAGCTGTTTCCTAGTCTCTCTGGGTGTTTCTTCGGCCTGGGATGGTTTGACCTCCACCACCGCCCCCGCTACTTACGGATGCACGACCCCAAACAATCTCTTTTTCTTCCATCTCTGCGACAAACTCTAGTCCCTTGTCAGTGGGAAAGTCGATCTTCTGGTCTTCTGCGGTGTAGCGTCTAACGCGACTTCGCTCAAACTCGATCAAGCGATTCTCAACTGTAACCTGTATTGTCGCTGTTGATTCACCGTCTTGGATTATCATTGTGTCCATAAAGCCGCTAAACACGACTATAGGATTTGATATAACGCCATTCGCCGCATCCATCGCGCCGAGCAAAACCTTTAACTCACGGCCTTGGTAGTCCTCGTCACGGGCTTTAGTGATTAGAGGTTCTGACACACCTGACAGTGTCACGTTAATTCCGTTAGCTGATAACTCTGATGTTTCTGCTATCTCGCCAATACTGAGCAAAGAACCTGCACCAACGTAATCGACGCCGCTTACAGTAAGGTCGCCAATCCCGCTCCACAGGTTAAGATTACCCGAATCGAATGCACACTGGACTAGGGTTATGGGGCGAACTAGGTCGGCGGTAACTGCCGATGCCATCGCTGACGTTAATGACCTGCTCATATAGCCTCAACGCAAGCAAAAGTAAAACCGTAAAGACTAGCAGAGTTGATATTCCATGCGATTTCATTGCTTGCTAGTCGCCATGTCCCTACGGGTAAGGTGAAGTCTAAAGACGTTGAAGTCGTGATAGCAGTGCGGAGCGGTGGCATTATATCAATGCTCGATGCCGTTGTGTCGGTCACAATGTACAATGCGCCGCCTATTTCAAAGTAGTCACCAGCGACAGCGCCTGCGGTTGTACCTGTTACGGTCGTAGCCCCCTTTGTGCCTGCCGTAATCGTCCCTGTAGCCGTTGTATTGTGTAAGGGGTTGCCAAGGGTAAAGGTGTTTGCCTGACCCCGTAGAGCGGCAAAGAAAGCCTCTACCTGCTTTGCATCGGATCGCTTTAATGGTGGCAATGTTACCTCTGCCTCCCATCTGACACCCTGATGCTGATAGACCTGCTGGTCATAGGTGAAAGGCGACTGACTGATCGACGTTGCTGATCGCAAACGCATCGTCATGTCTTGAATGCCTACATTAGGAAATGCCGCCATTTATGCTGTCCCCATTGCCTTGCTGAATGATCCGCCTCGCATTCTAGCATCTGCGACAGCAGACTTAGCCGCGTTGCTTATCTGTGGCAGTAAATTAGCAATCTCAGCACGTACGGTTTGCTGTACGCCTGTTGTGACGTTTATGTTCTGCACCACTGTAACACCGCCACCGCCTAGCTGGTCATTGGGTACAACTCGGCCTGTAGTGCTTGGAATAAATAGCTCTGGCCCTTTCTCGCCTACAATTGCGGGTCTACCGCCCGTTGCTACACCGCCATTTGCAAAGGCTGGAAGCCCTAAGCCGCCGCCCCCGCCTGTAGGTGCTGGAGTAGTACCGCCACCCAGCGCGCCACTGATAAAGCCGAATGCGGCATCAACAATGTATTTTTGTATCAGCATCTGTATCAGGCTGTCGATGACTGACTTAGCCATGTTCTTTATTGCATCGCTAAACTTCTGTGCGCCAGTGATTGCGTCAGTAAATGACTTGCCTAAACCAGTAATGGCTTGATCGCCTAACTTTTCTAGCTGTGGTGTTAGGTCGCCTGCTAACTCTCTAGTCCGTTGCAGGTTAGACATAAACGTATCGAAAGCGCTCGGCAATTCGCCTTGTGTTTTTTGGACTAAAGCATCGGTAGATGACGTAAAGCCGTCTATAGCCAAGCCCGCCTCTGTCAAAACATTAATTAAGGCGTTAAACGATGGCAGGTCTATCAGGTCTAAATCGCCGCTTTCTTTTTTTGCATCCAGTAGTTTTTGTAAAACTGCACGCTCTGCTTCGAGCCGTTGCTGGGCTAACTCCGCACTCTTTTTATTGCGACCTATTTGCGTATCTTGTAGCGATATCTGTTTTGCTATTTGCTCATTTATGCCTTCAATTGCGAGACGTAGTTGCACCGCATCCTTTTCATCGTCCGCCCTAAAAAAGCCTGTTAGCTTGGCTTTCATTATGATGAGGTGGTTTGCTGTTTCGACCAAGCCGCGCACTAAGCCCTCGAAACCTTTGACTGCCGCTATCATGCCGCCGACCGCATCTTTAGCGAGAGTTTGTGCAAACTTTCTTATGCTGTCCTCTGTATCTCCAAAACTAGTTAAAACCTTCGTTGTCATGAGGTCAGCGAGTGCAGATATCGCTGGCGCTAAAGCGGCGACGGTCTGTTTAACAACTCCGCCGAACAATGACTGCATACGAAATAATGCGTCGTTTGCGTCCTCAACGCCTTTTGCCGCATTTGCCGACATAACGACACCAAGGCTACGCGCTTCACCTAATAGCTCTGACAGACCATCACGACCCATTCCTAGCGTATTTACAAGCGCCGCACCCTCAGAGTCAAACAGCTTAAATGCTAACCGCAGACGATCCGCTTCGCTTTCAACGCCCTCAAAGGCATCTGCAAGAACCAGCATTCGCTCATCAAGCGGCAAGCGGACAAGGCTTCTAGCGTCAATGCCTAGCTCACGAATAGCACCCTTAGCCTCACCAGTACCGACAGCCGCTTCTGACGCTCTACGAGTAAACCGCTGGAGCGCCATGTTCATAGTGTTGACTTCGACGCCAGTTAGTTGCCCTGCAAACTGCAAGGCGCTTAGGGCTTCGGTGGTCGTGCCTATCTTGCCCGCTGTTTTGGCTAGGGCATCTGTGGCTTTAAGTGAATTGCTGACAAGAAGGCCAAGGCCAGCCGCGCCTACAGCACTGACTAAGGCAGTCTTGAAGTTAAAGAATACTTTAGAGAGTTTACCGAAAGCGGCTTGTATACCGCGCAAGGCTTTCTGCGTTTGGTCAAACGCCTTAATTACTATGCTTACAGTTTCAGTCGCCATCTTTAGACTCGCTCATTATCTTGAAGTAAGCGAGCCACTCTTGAAACTCATTGACCGAAATCTGCTCGACTTCTTCGATAGTCTTGTGTAACCGATCAGCCAAGGCAATGAGATTCATCCTAGACTGATCGGCCTTTAGTTTTTTTCGACGTCCTCAAATGCCTCGATAGTGCCGAACATCTCATTGGCAATACCAGACACAACGGTCGTCTCTTCCCCCATCAAATCAAGCCTGTCTTCGGCAGAGCTAAACAGCTTTTCGCCGTCTTTGCTTTCTGCCTTCATGACAATCAGATCTACCATTGCCGCGATGCTTGGGTTCTGCATCACTTGCGGATGTCGCTTCTGCAACTCGTTTAGGTCATAGCAAGTCAGTGGGCGACAAAACAGAGCGAACGGCCCTGACTCATCTGCCCACTCTGCGACCTCGATCTTACGGCGGGACTGCTTACGTCGCGCTCGTAATTCCTTAGCCAGACCCATTAGTTAGTTGACTCAGTGATCGCGCCTGATACCTGCACAGAGAATGACGCTTCTACAAGCCCGTCATACGATGCAGAGATAGTCTTAGCTGTCACGATGCCAGCGCCTGCGTAATACTTCTCGCCAGTGCCTGTGCCTGTTGGGTGTATTTCCCAGTCAATTGCGGCACCAGAATCAAGCACTAACTGCTGTGCGTCAGCGTCATCCCAAAGCGCGTCAATAGTCAAAGTCGCGTCCTTGAGGCTCGACAGGTACGACTTAACCGAATCGCCCATTACGGTGTCTTCGATAGTGTCTGCAACCTCGTCGATGCTGTACGAACGTACCTCGCCAACAACTGCCTCTGTTCCACCTGATACGGCAACCTTGACCGATCCAGTTGAGCCTTTATGTGTAGCCATGAATTTTCTCCCTTACGCGTCGCCGCGTGTGTATTGATAAAGAATCTGAACGGTGACAATGACGCCGCCTATAGGGTCTATTGTACCATCATCCACCTCAACGCTAATAACTTGCGTATCAATAGCGTGACCGCCACGCGTTCTATCCTCGTCGAGCTTTTCGTCGATAGCCTCTGCAAGCTGATTGCGGGCTGTGTCGATGTTCTTGTGCTTCACAAAGCAAACTAGTTCGTAGTCAATCGTGCCGTGTCTGCTAGTGGCACTGCCGCCCATGCTGGCGTCTTCGCGTGTCTCGTTTGCCGTCCTAACTAATATCGCAGGAAATTGCGCGTTTGATAGCTTGTCAAAGTCAAAAGGCTCGCGTGTCACCTTTTTGACGTTGGGGCTAGAGATAGCAGTCAATGCCGTCACAATATTGGCGGCAATGTTTTCTCTTACGCTCATATCTTCAGACCCCTAAAGTAAACGTCGCGTATAGCTCTTGTGTCGCCTCTGTTTAAGCCAAAGAACTTACGAGTACGGTTATTAAGTGCCGCCTTTTTTGACTCCGCTCTACTGCTAAAAAAGATCAGCCCGTCTTGCCCTTGTAGCCCAGAGGTCATGGCTCCGCGCATCTTGCCTGTAAAAATTAGCTTTACCTTGTCAGTGTCTCTACCCTTGCTCTTACGGAAGCCCTTGTAGGCATCTGAGTACGGGCGGAATGGTTGCTCGTTTACATCAAGGCCAAGGCTTGTGCGCTTGTTGATTCTATTGACGCCCTCTGCCGCCGCTCGGCGCATCGCTCGCTTGTGATTCTGCGTAAACGTGCGCCCGAGCTTCTCGACCATCTTACGAAGGTCACGCGGCTTTGTGTCAATGTTGACCTTGATCATCTGTTAAGCCGATTAAGAGCGACAGGCTCTTTCTCTTTGTCGGTAACAGTGCCGTCGTTGTCTGCATCGTACTCGACACCATCTTGGAATACTGCGTCTAGCTCTTCGCCGTAGCGCGCCTTGTAGAAGTCGATCATCTGCAAGAAGCGGTCGTCGTCTACCCAGTTAGTTAGCTGTGGCAAAGCGTACTTCCACAATACGAGGTAAGCCGCAGAGCGTGTCCACTGCGAGTCGGTCAGATAAGTTACTTCCATCTCGCCAGCTATGCCCTTACGGTGCCACCATCGGTTACGAATCTCGCGCTCGATGTCTGCCTGCGCTCTTCCATGTTCATCAGAAAAGCTACTGATGCCGAAGTCTAAGATATCAGGCACTAACTCTGTTAAATTGCTGTCTTCACTAAATGCCATGTCATCACCACTTTACACGCGCCGACCAATAGACTGCATCTAATGGCGTAGCGTTCTTTAGGTTGTCACCGTGTCTAGCGTACCAAGCCGCTCGCATGGCCTTGTCGCGGGCTGACTCCCCATCACGTGGCGGGTAAGTCTTCGCGCCTTGTGCGCCAAATCGAACGAGCTTGATTGCACCTTTGTAGCGAGCCAGAACCGCATGAGACTTGTTCGGATGTCGTGGCGTGCGCTTTGCCACGTTGTAATCCTCGAACCTCTCACCTCGGTAATTGATCGCCATATAATCCTCAGAGTAAAGCGGCCCCGAAGGGCCGCATACATCTTAGAGTGCCGCGTCAAACAACATCTCAACACCGTAGCTGTCATCAAGCTCTGCAACACCGTAGACGGCAGTAGCATGAAGCTCGAATGCACGGTTAGATGCGTCACGCTCAGTCT